GGAAGTGTATGACTATGAAATCTATGCGGCGTCTCAAACTCTTGGAGACCCTGCTCTTCCCGGTGCTGAGGGTCCTTACTCTGTGTTCGGGTATCAGTCGCGTTATGCGGATTGGAAATCTGGTCGGAACACTTCTCATGGTGACTTTCATGATACGTTGTTATTCTGGTCACTTACTTCTGACTTCGCTATCGTTCCGGTGTTGTCGGAGAATTTCACGGAATTCGACCCTAATATCGAAGATCGTATCTTCGCTGTTCCTTCAGTTGATAACTTCTGGGTCTATCTTCATAATCGCGTGTTCGTTAAACGTGCGCTGCCTTATTTCGGTACTCCTAACACTCTGGGCTTTCAATAATGTCTACTAAACGTTTATATCCTGTCGTGCCGAGGGTGCGACAGTCCTTTGCCGGGGTAAAAAAAGTCACTGTTCCCGGTCAGTGTATGTCCCTTGCTGAAATGTTCCGTCGCTTTGTGCGTCGTGAACCTCTGCCAGTGGAAAAAAAAGGTCTGTATCTTGAGTCTGATTATGATCTTGAAAAAGTGGCTACACTTGATCGTGTTGATCAGGAAGTCGTTCTTGAGGAAATGCGGGAAAAAACTAAGGCTGCTGAAATTAAGCTAAAAAAAGCCCAAAAGGCTAAAGCTGAAAAAGAGGCTGCTGCTGCTGCTCCTCCTACTCCTACTCCTCAGGCTGACCCTAAGCCGGCGTAAGCAATTATGGCCGTTCATGCCCGGTATTAGCGGACCGCCCCGGCCGCCCATGCTTTCACACTAAAACCTATGGCTAAATCTGCCTAGGGGGGTTTAAGGGGACCTGCGGCGAGCGGGGTCCCCTTTTCTATTTATTACTAAGAGTAATAATCTAAAACAATAAAAATTGGATAATTTTTTTCTGTTAAAGTCGTGTGGCGTGCGTTGGCACGCAACGTCTGCGACCGGCCTAGCCGTAAGCGATACCCACAGCGGATGAATGTAGCTTGCGGAATGATTGAGCGAGGAGAGAGCGTGGCGACGGACGTATTTGCAGGCGTTGCACAGTGCTCGATTGTCCGAAGGACAGTTGACCGTAAGGCACACACACACACACACAATGAAGGTATGCGTAAGCTGCCCTTCCCACTCCCAGGCAAGGCGGGACCTACCGCTTGACTGCGGAATGTTCGCGCGCTAGCGCGTGCTACTGAACTTCCCCGAAGTACGGTGAAACCGGAGTTTATCTTCTATAGCCACAGGCGCGCCAGCGCCTAATGCAAAGTTAAATACTTGATTTACTTTGCTAGTTGACACCGTGTTGATTATCATTGTTCTATGGATACAAAAATTAACGGTGTCTCGGGAGCGGCACAAGGTGCTGACTCCCAAAAAAAAGTCCTCAGTATTAAGGACGTTAAAAATATGGTTGCTCGTGATCTTATCGGTCTGGCTGCGTTGGTAGAATGTCTCAATGACCCTGATATTCAGGACGTTCTTGCGCTCCATCTTCACGGTAAGTATATGAATGCAAAGCATAAAGAGGAGTTGGAACTTCAAACTGATCTTAAGCTATAATGCCTGCTTGGGTTGTTCCTGCGGCTATTGCTGCGGGCGGTGCTATCATCAATGCCTTTCAAGGCTGGCGGGCTAAAAAAGCTAATGAGGGTTATATTCGGCAACAGAATGCTTATAATTCTCCTCAGTCTCAAATGCAGCGCTTTCAAGCTGCACGGTTAAATCCTAACCTTATCTATTCGCAAGGGAATCCGGGGAATCAGTCTCAAACAATGACTCAGCCGGAGTCGTTAACTCGTGCGGGTTCTGAGTTCACGTCTTCGTACAATCAGTCTTCCCTTGCTCAGTCTCAAGTGGCTACTCAGTCGGTTACTCGTGATGCTATTAAGGCTAAGACTGCTGTGTCTAAATTGCAAGCGGCTGTTCTTGCGGCTAATCCTTTCTTGGACCGTGGTTACCTTGATTCGGTTATCTCGTCTATGTGGGCTACTGCTCAGGAAAAACTTGCTAACGCTCGGGTCGCTGGTGCTAAGGCTGATTGGTTCACAGGTGAAAAGTATTTCACTGTTGACGGCGTGGAAATGCACGGCCCTGCCGGTGTGCTTAAAATGGAAACTGAGTTAAAAACTCTTATCCAAAAATTTGACCTTGGTACTGCTGATCAAAAGATTAAGGCCCAGGTATTACAATCGAAGGAGTTCCAGAATGCTCTTTCAGAGATTCAATTAAAATGGCTGCGGGATGGCGATATCACTCCCCAGCATATTTTTCAAGGTATCATGTTACTACTTTCTAAATTCAGATAAAATGGCTTACAGAAGAAGAAGAAGTCGCTCGCGTCGGCATGGTTCGCGCGGCGGTAAAAAAAGACTTAGAACTTATCGCATGTCTCGGGGGGGCATTCGGTTATGAGATTGCTTACTCCCTGTGAAAGGAATTTGGCCTTTCAGTTCTTCATCTACATGATGCAAGCGACGTATGGTTCGGCTGCTAATTGGCCTAACCCTACTGTTGAAGAAAAAGAGGAACTGTTATCCGGTAAACTGTATGCGTAAATTCTTGCATGCGTGTCGGCATATCAATGAACACTACCCCTACGTGAAAAAGCGGGTGCGCTTTCATTTGGTTCGCAATTGCATTTGATATGGAATGTCTTAAGCCAAAATATATCGCCAAGCACGAAATTGTAGTCCCTTGTGGCCGGTGTGGGTTCTGTGCTGCTACGCGTCGTTCGGATTGGTCTATCCGTTTGATGTATGAGCGTCGGTTGCATGTTGATTCGAAATTCGTTACGCTTACTTATGCTGACTGTCACCTTAAATGGTATGCGGGTCAGCCACAGTTACACCGTGAACATGTCCAGTTATTCCTTAAGCGCGTGCGCAAAGCAGGATATCAACTGCGCTACTACGGTGTAGGCGAATATGGTTCTAAGACGTTTCGACCTCATTATCATCTGCTGTTATTCGGTGATGTGCCGGAAAATGTTATCCGCGATAAGTGGACGTACGGTCATGTGCACATAGGTAATGTAACTGAACAGTCAGTGATGTACTGTCTCTCTTACATGATAAATAAAAACGATTGGCGGCATTCGAAGAATCGCGTCCGGACATTCAATATGATGTCTAAAGGCATCGGTAAAAACTATCTGACTATTCCGGGTATGGTTGCCTGGCATAGGTCGGGGCGTAAGAACTTCGTGGATGTTAATGGCGCTAAGCGCCATCTGCCGCGTTATTATAAGTTAAAAATATTTTCCAAAGTTGATCAGGTGCGTATAGCGGTGCGGTCCCAAAAAGACACCTTTAAAAAAATGGTGCGGTGGATACGTCACCCGTTGCGCGCACGTATGCGTGACCCTCTGGCTTACTATGAGGAGATGCGGCGGCAACAGGAAAATAATATTCGATTCAAGGCTGTTAAAAATCAAACTATCTAATGGGATACAAAGGTTTCTCTACGGTAGAGCTGCGCAAGCCCCAGCGCTCTACCTTCGACTTGTCAGAAGACAAGCGTCTTACAATGCAAATGGGCTATCTCTACCCGGTACTGTTCAAAGAGTGTATTCCGTCCGACTCGTTCGACGGAAAAACCGAGGCACTCGTTCGCTTGGCTCCTCTGTTGGCTCCGGTGTATGATCAAATACAGGTTTATATTCATTACTTCTTTGTGCCTTATCGGCTGTTGTGGGATGAATGGGAAACATTCATCACGGGTGGCCAATTCGGTAACAATGACCCGGAACTAGATGCTCCTCCGGTTGTTCCTCAAATTAATATCTTTGAAATGATGGCCTTCGACCCTACTGTATTTCAGAAGTCAAATATTTCTGATTACCTAGGCGTGCCGTTGTTCGATGATCTTCCGAATCCTCCGGAAACTCCGGACTGGACTAACTGTCTCATTGATGTGATGCCCTATGTTGCTTGCTCTAAAATTTGGTACGATTACTTTCGCGATCGGAACTTTGTTGACGATGATGTTTTTGCTAATCATCCTTTGCCTTTGCCATCTGGTACGGTCCTTGCCCTTGATGTCCCAACGTTTATTGCTGAGCATATTACTTTGCGGCCTAGGTGTTACCGTCATGATTATTTTCGTAGTGCTCTTCCTAGGCCCCAACGTGGTGCTGAGGTTCTAATCCCTGCCACTATTAATTATCTCGAGTCGTCGATGGTCCGGGACAATGCTGGTAATATTCCGACGGGTTCCCCTCTTGATGCTGGTACTGGTGCGGATGCTGGTTTCGTGATGACGGATAGTATTCTTGGCTATGACCGTGGTCGTATTGAAAACTTGGATGACTCTGGAATTCTTGCTAATGACTTTCGTACGGCGTTTGCGTTGCAGGTATGGCTTGAGCGTAATGCGATCGGTGGATCTCGTTACACGGAATCGATTCAGGCCCATTTTGGTTTAAAACCTCAGGACGGGCGTTTGCAGCGTGCTGAATATATTGGCGGGGGTATGATGCCCATTAAAATTTCTGAGCAGGTTTCTACTGCGTGGGCTAATGATGGAACGGCTGACGTTCCCCAGGGCAATCTTGCCGGTTATGGTGTTGCGTATGGCGATCAAAATTCGTTTCGTTACTTCTGCCCGGAGCATGGTTGTATTGTTGGTATGATGTCGATCATCAATCCTCCTTCGTATCATCAGGGTTTACCGCGTTATTTCAAGCGTCGGTCCTTCTTGGATTATCCTTTCCCTACTTTCGCCAAACTCGGTGAGCAGGAAGTGTATGACTATGAAATCTATGCGGCGTCTCAAACTCTTGGAGACCCTGCTCTTCCCGGTGCTGAGGGTCCTTACTCTGTGTTCGGGTATCAGTCGCGTTATGCGGATTGGAAATCT